CCGCCCAGGACGCCGAAGGTCGCGTCGCGGCCCACGAAGGTCCGGCCGCCGAAGGTCACGGTCCCCGCTCCGTCCAGCAGGCGAACGTAGGTCGGCCCGGGCAGGACGATCTCGACCGCCCCGAACAGGATCAGGGCGGGCTTCGCCAGCTCGGCCGTGAAGGCGGGGCTCAGGGGCACGTCAGGCGTTCTCCGACAGGGTGAAGGCCGTCGAGGTCCAGCGCAGGCGCTCCAGGGTCCACTCGACGTTTCCGGTCAGCAGGCCCTCGACGACCGGGGCCGAGAAGTTCAGGGCCGCGCCGTGCGCCGGCGAGGCGCGCAGCAGGGGGGCCACGTGCAGCTGGACCTGGCCGGACGGGCTGGCGGTCACCGCTTGGGTCGTCACGTGCAGGTAGTGCCGGCCGCCGGCCTCGAAACTGAAGAACCGGCCGGCGGGCACGGTCTGGCCGGAGGTCAGGCCCGCAATGTTCAGCCGGGCGCCCGCCTGGCCGGCCCCGTTCACGACCGGAGATCCGGCGATCACGGACCAGACCTCGGCCTGGGGCCAGGCCAGGGTCAGGGTCTCGTTCTCCGCCCGGGCCTTCATGCGGGCGGCCAGGAAGCTGGCGGCGTCCACGGGCTCGAGGGGCGGAAGCATGACGTCCACGGCGAACCGCGCGCCCAGCCGCTGGATGGTCTGGACCGGCCCGCCGAGGATCGGGGTCAGGACCGACTGGAAGTCCACCAGGCGGGCCGAGACCTGCGCCAGGTCGGGCAGGGAAGGAAGGGAAACGCTCATCGGCCCAGCCTGTTCCTCGCGCGCGTGTAGATCCGGGCCTGGGCCTCGGCCGAGCCGCGGGCCGCGCCCTCGGCGGCGGCGCGGGCCCCGACCTGGTCGGCGTAGGCCTGGAAGGAGGCCATCAGCTCTTCGGTCACGACCGCGCCGGTGAAGTCGGCGTGAATGACGACCGGCCCGGCCGAGGCGCGGGGTCGGATGTCGGCGAGGCCGTGCGGCGTGACGGTCGAGCCCCGGGGCAGGTTGACCAGCTCGGGCCCGCGCTCGCCGACCATGGCCAGGCCGCCCGGGGCGTAGTTGGTCCCGGTCGCGAAGCTGCCGGTCAGGACGGCCATCACGGCGGTCTTGACCCAGCTGCCCGAGCCCGAAGATCCGGATCCGGAGTCCGCCCCGACCTCGGCCAGGGTCTTGGCCAGGCTGTCCAGGACGGCCCGCATCAGCTGGGCCTTCAGGTAGTCGACCACGCCGGGCACGCCGCCGTAGAAGCCGGCCTCGAGGCCCGTGCGGACCCCGTCGTACAGGGACTGGTAGGTCGCATCCCGCGCGCCCTGCAGCTGCTCGTCCAGGGTCGCCACGAAGTCGCCCGAGACGTCCAGGGTCGGCCGCAGCTCGTTCCCGCGCTTCTCGACCGACTGCCAGTAGTCGAGGGCGGCCAGGATCTCCATGATCTCGGGGTCGAAGACCTCGACGGCCTTCAGGGGCTGGGCGGCCCGGCCGGCGGCGCGGCGCGTACGCCCTGAGGCGGAACCGCCGCCCGAGAGCCGGTCAATCATGGCCTCGTTCGAGGTCGGGATCGTCGGCGCCAGGGCCGGGGCGCTGGCGATCGCCGAAGGACCCGACAGTTGCCGGACCAGGCTGCGGACCAGCGACACCCCCAGACCGTTAGATCCGCCGGGGAGGAAGTTGGAGGCCAGCCGGATTGCGCCCTCACCCACGCCGACCGAAAGCGCCTGGCCAGCCGCCTGGCTCTTGAGCCCGGAGGCAAGCTCGCCAAACATCTTTGACAGCTGGGCGGCGAACTCCATCAGCCGGATCAGGACCGGCGCGAGGCCGACCAGTGAGCTTTTGAGCTGGACGTCGATGATCTGGGAGAGGGTCTCGAACTGGTCGTTCAGCTCGGCCCCACGCTGGACCAGCTCCTCGTCCATCACCACGCCGACGGCGCGGGCCTCGGCGCGCAGGCGTTCCATTTCCTCGACGCCGCCCTGGATCAGGGGCTTCATGCTGTCCAGACCCAGCAGGGAGATCAGGGCGTCCCGCCGGGGATTGCTCTCAATCTCGGCCAGCTTCTCCATGACGGCCCTCAGGGCCTCGTCACTGGTGCGGAAGGCGGCGATCTGTTCCTGGCTGAAGCCCAGCAGCAGGAAGGCCCGCTGCGCCTTGGTCAGCCCCTCCTGGGCCTTGCCGAGGGTGACGCTGAACGCCTCAAGGGCCTGGTCGGCCCCCTTCTCTTCCCCGCCCGCCAGGCGCAGGGCGTAGCGGTATTCCTGCAGGGCGGTCGTGGTGATGTGAATCTTGTTGGCCGTGTCGGCCAGCTCGTCGGCGTACTGGGCCGCCGCTAGGGCGCCCATCAGGGCCGCGCTGAAGACCCCGATCCCTGCCCCCGCCGCCAGGCCCGCCGGGCCGAGGGCCTCGAGGGCCCCGCCGAAGACGCCCAGCCGGTTGGCGCCAGCGTCGAGCGCCCGCTGGCGGGCATCGCTGACAATGTTGTCCAGGCCCCGGCCGATGTTGGGATTGCCGAGGGCGTTCTCCATCCGCCCGCCGGACTTTTCCATGTCGGCGGCGGCGGCCCGGACCCGGGCCTCGGCCTTCTTCAGGGTCGTCTCCAGCGACTTGATGTTCGCGTCGATGGAAAGCAGCAGGGCGTGTTCGTCGCTTCTGGCCATCGGCCGTCACCCCCTGGGGAACATTTCTCGGATCAGCTTCCGGGCAGGGCGGAGGATGCGGGCGCGGAGACCTCGCCGGCGGGATCGATAGGTCGGCCAGAAGAAGGGCTGGGCGGCGACCCGCCGGCCATCCTCGGTGTTGTGGCCGAACTCGACATAGCTGCCGTAGTACCGGCCCTTCTTGTCCTGGGCCTTGACGATGATCCGCCAGGCCGCGGGGCGACCCTGGACGGGATAGGCCGAGACGCTGTCGCGCAGCTCGCCGGGGCGGGCCTCAAAGTCCGAAACGGGCGCGGCCCGCTGGATGGCCGCGACCATGTCGTCGACCTCTTTCTTCAGCTCGGTCTCGACTGCGTCGCGGATCTCGGCGGAAAAGCTGTTCCACCGCGCCATGCGCTTTTCGAGGTTGGTCATCTTGGCCATCAGCTAACCCCCCGTTCGACCGCTTGGCGGAACTCGTCGTCGCTGGGAGCATCTGGGCCCTTGGCCGGGAGATTGGCCGCCTGCCAGCCCTTCCAGGCGGCGGCGAACTGGTAGGGCTCCCAGGTGTCGATGTCGGCGGGCGAGTAGCCCATGGCCCCGGCCGCACGGTACAGATCCGTGAAGCGGGTCTTGCCGTTCGGCAGCGGCGGCGGACCCTTTAGGTCCCCGCCGCCTCGGCCTCCCCCGGGGTTTCGGGCTCCAGCTCGTCTGGCAGGCCGGTGATCGCCTGCAGGACAATTCCCAGGGCAAGCGGGGCGAAGACCAGCAGCGGGCCCTCCCCGGCGGCGATCGCCTCGTCAAAGACCAGCTTGACCAGGGCGCCGGCCTCGGTCGAGGTCCGGCCGCCGCCGATCAGGCCGTAGAGGATCGGGGCCCGGACGTCGTCCAGGCGGGCCCGGCCGAGGGCGCCCCGCGAAATGGCGGCCAGGAGCCCGCCCGCCTGCGCCGCCGCCCCCGCCTCGACCAGGGACGCCAGGGGCGCGATCCGGGCGGCGATCTCGCCCAGGCCGGCGTCGCAGGCCTTCTCGACGTCGCGCCACTCGCCGACACGAAGCCGGAAGGCCTGTTCCTCGGTTCCGAACTGGTGACGGATCACGGCGTGGCCGCGGCCCAGGTGAAGGTCCCGGCGGGCACCAGGGTCAGGGTGACCTCCTGGTAATCGCCGCGGTCGCCGGTGATGGCGAAGTCCTTCAGCAGCAGCTTGCCGGTGCCGGTCCAGCCGCCGTTCACGGCCGTTTCCGACTGGGTGATCTTGGCGTTCTTGGCGACCGCCGCGTTCAGCCACTGGATGTACGCCAGGACCGAGGTCTTATCGACCTTGCCGGCCCCGGTGACGCTGAAGTCGATCGACTTGGCCTTCCGGACAATCTTCGCCGGGGTCGAGGGCGAGGCGCAGTCCGGGACTTCGGTCTCGGTCATGTTGGTGACAAAGGTGATCCCGCGCGTGGTGTTGATCAGGCAGGGGTGCGTGAAGACTTCGGGCGAGGCGCCGTCCCCGATCAGGATCAGCAGCTTTTCGCCTTCGATGATGCCGACGTCGGCCATAAGAGTTTCTCCAGGGTCAGGGATTGGCCACGGGGGCCAGGCGGTAACGGAAGGTCACGACCGAGTGGCTGGTCAGGCCGTCGGGGTCGGTCAGGTGCTGGGGGCCGGTCTCGACCTCGTGGCCGATCACGCCGAACCCGGCGACGGTCAGCTTGACGTCCAGGGCCAGGCAGACGGCCGCCATGATCGTCTTCGCCTCGACCTTGCCGACCTTCCGGCTCCAGACGTGGACCGTCACGAAGATCGAGCTGGCGTCGTGGCAGGCGTCGGCCTCTGAGGTGACCTGGTCCTCGCCGATCGCGAGGTAGGGAAAGGCGGCAGTCACCCGGCCGGCGGCGTCAACAGGCACCCGGTCGTAGATTCGGGGCTCGGCCCCGAAGGCAGTCGCCAGGGCGGCGGATCCGGTCAGGGCGGCGAAGACCGCCGCCTGGACAGGAAGGCTGGGGTCCTTCATTCGGCGGACCCTTCCTCGAGCTGCATCAGGACCCAGCGGCGGTCGCCGTCCAGGTCGCCGGTCCAGCGGATATTCCAGACCCGCTCAGGGTCGCGGACGTCGACCACGCGGTCGTCGGGGCCGACGCTGCGGGTCAGGGCCGAGGACTGGACCCAGAGGTCCCAGCTGGCCTTGCCCTGCAGCCGGCCGGCGATCACGGTCTCGCCGCCCCGGGTCGGCCTCAGGTCGGCCCGGGTCTCGCCCAGGGCCCGCCAGTCGCCCTCGAAATTGCCGAAGCCGTCGGCCAGGTCCTGGCGGCGCTCAAACCGGACGCGGTCGCGCAGGTCGAAGCTCTTCACCTCAGGCGGTCCAGTAGGGGTCCGCCGCCAGCTGGTCGGCCTCGGCCCGCGACGGGGCGCGGATCACCTGGCCGGCCTCGGCAGCGATTGCCGCAGCGCCCGCCTCGGCGGTCACGTTGCAGCGCATCCCGGCCTTGTAGGCCACCAGCCAGGTCGCACCCGGGGGCGACCAGTCGAAGTCGGCGGTGAAGGCGATCCACATGGGGCGCTATCCGATCAGGAAGGGGGACTTGCGGGCGAGGATGGCGGCGACCCCCAGCGGGATCTCCGGGACCTGGCCGGGGGCCGTGGCGGAAGGGTTGGCGTACCAGTGCGCGGCCAGCATCAGGACCGCGCGTTTCAGGCCCGGATCCGGGGTCGCCGGGCCCGCCGTGAAGGTCACCTTGACCGCCCCGACCAGGTCGGCCGTGTCGGGCCAGTCCTTGTCCAGGGCGGGGGTGATCCGGGCCGGCCGGGAGTCCAGGTCCACCCGGACGTTCGTCAGGTTCAGGGTCTGGGTCGCGCCGGCCGTGTCCAGGTAGGTGATCCCGGTCACGGCCGTGACGGGCCCCAGCGGGATCGAGATCACCTGGTCGTCGGGAAAGGCGTCCAGGCTGAGAAGCCAGGTCGAGGGACCGAGGGCGAGGCCGATGCCCTCCGGGCCCTCGATGTGGCCCTGGCCCGCGCTGATCAGGGCGCCGAAGAGGTCGTCGTCGTCGTCGAAGTCCACCCGCAGGTGCGACTTCAGCTCGGCGACGGTGACAATCGCCGCAGACGGCGCGGTCCAGGTGAGCCGGGTCCAGGAGGGGGTCATTCGGGGGTCTTCGCCTTGCGGGTCTTGGCCGCAGCGGCGGGGGCGGTCTCGAGGCGCTCGGCCTCGCCGGCGGCGACCAGCTGCAGGGCGCGGGCCTCCGGAAGGTCGCAGACCTCGCCACAGACCAGGTCGGACGGCCCAGGCGGTACCCAGAGGATACGGACTTGCATGGCGGTCGCCTATCAGAAGGGGGGGAAGAAACGGGGACGGGCGAACCCGCCCCCGCCATTCGGCTGGGCGCAAGGCCCTGCCCTTAGGTCGCCGAGTTGGCGTAGTGCTTCACGGCGCCGCCGACATCGACGAACTGGCCGCCAGAACGCATCCAGGCGAGGAAGCCCACCTGGCCGAGCTTGGTGTAGGCGCTGTCCGTAAAGCGGAAGAGGCTCACGTTCATGACGTCGCGGATCTTGTAGAACGAGAAGTCGCCAAACAGGATGGACTTGGCGTTCGCGGCCATCACAGGAACGTCCTGGTTGATCACAACCGGGCTTCCGAGAAGGGTGTCGGGAGCGCCAGAGCCGGCGACATCGTAGCCCGGGACGAAGATCGGGCGCCCGGCGGTATCCTTGATCTTGCGGATGACCCGGATGGACGCGTCGTTCAGCATGAACTTCGCCCGCCCACTGGCGCGGTAGGCCGGGTCCACGGAGTGCTGCAGGTCGACCAGGTCGTCGTAGGTGACGGTCAGGGTCTGGCCCGTGGTTCCGGTCTTGCCGGCCGTGGAGGCGGTCACGATGCCGTTCGGCTGACCCGAGCCGGTTCCCGTCGTGAAGTGGAGGTTCGTCACCCGGGCAAGACGCTCGGCCAGTTGCAGACGGACGTAGGCTTCGACGTCGATGCTGGAGTCCTGCAGCAGCTCAAAGGGGACGGTCACGATCTTCGAGCTGTACTTGTAGGTACTCAGGGTCTTCACGCCGAAGACAATGTCCTGCGACGTCGCCGTCGTGTTTTCGCCGATCAGCTCGCCCATGACGGAGGTGCCATCGGTCGTCGGGAAGTTGATGGGCCCTCCCTGCGAGGTCTGGATGACCTCCGCGACGTCCCGCATCCCGCCGAAGGCCTTCATGGCCGAAAGCAGGGAGGTCGCCACCTCGGTCGGGACCGTGAAGCCGCCTTCCGAGGCGGTCGTGGTCGACATGGTGTTGCGGATGCCCCAGTCGGCGGCGTTCATGGCGTTGTCGCCGCCTTTGAGCCACCTCTGGTAGAGCTCGCGATAGTCTCCGCCGCTGTTGTGAACGGCGCGGTAGGTCGCGTCGCGGACCTGGTCGCCGAGGGCGTCAGAGGCGACGCGCTCGTTCAGGGCCGAGATCCGGCCGATCTGGGCGTCGATCGCGTCAATCTGCGCGATGTTGGCGTCGTAGACGGTCTGGTCCTCAGGGGTCCAGGCCTTGCCCGACTCCATGCGGGCGTTGAGCTCTTTGGCAAGGGCGCCCCGCTGTTCGCGGAGGTCCTGAATCGATCGGGTCATTAGGGGGTCCTTCGGGTGATAGCCGGGTATCTCCCGGCGGGATGTCTGCTCGCGCGGGGGGCGCTTAGGCAGGGGTGTAAAGCAGCCGGACCGCCAGGCGGCGCTTCCGGTGCTCGATCTCGATCTGGGGGTCGGCCTCGGCCTGGACAGGCTCGGGCGCGGGGGCGAGCTGGGCCGCGACGGGCGCAGGCGCAGGGGCGTTGTCGTAGACGCCGAGATCCCAAGCGGCCTGGGCGGCGGAGGGCTGGGCCTCGGCGACCCGGTCGGCCAGGCCGGCGGCCACGGCCTCGGCGGGGGTGTACCAGGTTTCTGCAGCCATGGCGGCGGCCCAGGCCTCGGTCTCGCCGCCGGCCTTCGCCTGGTAGGTCTCGACGATCGAGGCGTCGATCTTCTCCAGCAGGGCGGCGGTCGAAAGGAAGTCGCCCTTGTTGCCGAGGGCGATCGTCCAGGCCTCATGGATCATCATCATCGAACCGGGGGCCATGACGGTCTCGGCTGCGCTCACGGCCAGCAGGCTGGCGGCCGAGGCGGCCACGCCGTCGACATAGGCCGTCACCTTGCCGGGGTGCTCGCGCATGGCCTGCGCCATGGCCCGGGCGGCGAAGACGTCGCCGCCGGGGCTGTTGATCCGCAGCTCCACGTCGCCGGTCATGGCGCGCAGCTCCCGGGCGAAGGCCTCGGCGGAGACGCCGCCCAGCCAGGCCGCGTCCGCGTCCGAGGACACGATCACGTCGTAAACCGCGAGGCGGTTGCCCTCCGCACGGAAGGACCCCCGGCCGCGGTTCGCCTGGATCAGTCGGTGAAGCTGGCGCATTTCAGGCGGCTCCGTCAGTTTCAGGA